ATTTTAGAATTGCTAAGGTAGTTTCATTTTTTTCAAAAGAAATTCACCTGAAGATTGAGTTAAAAATAACTAAAAAACATTCAGGAGAAAACTAAAATGTTCAGCCTACTAACTGCTCTAACTGTTCTACTAGTTCTTTGCTTTTTAATGCTCGGTGGTATTATTGGATTTATAGCATCCAAGTTTTATCCCCCGGCTCCTAGACTTCACCCTGAGATGTATAACTACGACGGGTCTATCAAACCAGATATCCTTTATGCAGTAACTTTTGACCAAAATTATGACGACACAGACGAAGAAGATTATGAGGACGCCTGAGAATAGAGTATTTTCAGTTATCCACAAACAAAAGTTAGATAAATAAAGACGCTCGGCTAGTTAATACTTTTCGGGTATCGGTGGAGTACACCGATTACGGACGTGGAGCGGAATTAAGACTAAAAAGGTTATTTACCATTTAGCATCTGCTATGAAGCGTCTATAAAATCAATAGAGTTTTTGGCTCTTATTGGTTTTTGTTACTATAATAGCGACGGGCCTATCAAACCAGACATACTTTACGCAGTAACATTTGATCAAAATTATGACGACACAGACGAAGACGACGAAGGTGACTACGCCTAAAAAACTTCCAGCCAATCCCTTTTTATTTGAAGTTTTTGACCTTGTTGTAAAACAACGTTCTAATGCCAAAAAAGTAGAAGTTCTTCAAGAATATAAGGACCCATCTATGATGGCAGTATTCATTTGGAATTATGACCCGAGCTTAGTTTCGGCAGTTCCCTCGGGGGATGTTCCATTTGCCGATGCCAGGGAAATTGGTGTTGTTGGAAATGATACAACCTTTTCAGATAGTATGAATAAGCAACTAAAGACTACTGAGATGTTAGATTCTTATGGTAGTAATAACCGAACAACTATTCGCAAGGAATATAATAATTTCCGAAACTTCATTCACGGTGGAAATGCAGAATTATCTAAAATTCGCCGAGAAACAATGTTCATCAATCTGCTACAAGGTCTACATCCTCGTGAGGCTGAAATTATTTGTTTTGTAACAGATAAAAAGCTACAAGAAAAGTATAACATTTCCTTCGATGTTGTTAAAGAAGCATTTCCCGAGATTCAATGGGGGAATAGAGTGTGATCGCAACTCTTGAACCTTGGTCTTCACCAGAAAAAGAAGCCATTCCCAGCTCTTATAGGTGCGAACTTCTCTTTACCAACACTTTAGATGTTAATACATATGACCTTCCTTCGGATTCTTATTTAATTCACTATAAGGATAAAGAAGGAGAAAAAGTGGACATTTGTAGAGCAGCAAGAATGGTTGACATTTTTGATTTATATTACGACCGGTTCGGGGGAGTAATTAAAAAGATTGATTACTCCAATGGGAGAGTTATTCCAAGACTTTGGAAACAAAATAAGAAAAAAGAGGAAGAGGTAACCAAAAAGAAATGAGCGGTTTTGCAAGAGCAATTATTAATGATAATGAGTTGAATAAACTCCTCAAACGATATAAGAAGATTAAAAAATATATGAGGAGTAGTCTATACGAGATGAAAACTCTTGACGGAACCGAACAAATCGTCTCTAAACTTTTGGAGGATACTCCAAATGGTTAGTATGGGGCATCATTGTCTACTCAATGTTTATGGTTGTAAGTTTGAGATTCTTGATAACGAAGACTTTATGATTCGTGTTTTAAGAAAAGCCGCTGATGAATGTGGAGCAACCATTTTAAATGTCGTGTCTCATAAATTTGACCCGCAAGGTATAACCGTAATACTTCTTTTATCTGAATCGCATATTTCAGTTCATACCTTTCCAGAGAAAGGAACCGCAGCCTTTGACATTTATACTTGCGGTATTGCAGATTCAAAACTTGGCGCCCAATGGATTCTTCAACAGATGAATGCAGGCTATCATACACTTATTGATATTGGACGATGATTCACGACACCGTTTTCATTTCGGATTTACATATTGGCACTAGCAGATGCAATGCCGAGGCCCTTTTGGGATTTCTTTCGGAAATTAAGACGAAGAAACTTGTTCTCGTTGGTGATGTTATTGATTTAATGTGCCTAGAAAGAGGTTCAAAATGGAATAGACTTCATACTCTTATCATTCATAAACTTCTAGAAAAGAAGAAAAACGGTTGTGAAATTGTCTATATTTACGGCAATCACGAAAAGGATCTATCAAGATATTCATCCATCTTAAATGGGATTAAATTCTGTAGAGAATATGTTCATACAGATTTAAAGGGGAATAACTTCTTGTGCATTCACGGAGATAAACTTTCAACTCATTCATCTGGAGATTGGAAACAGTTTTTCTTACATAAAGGCTATGAATGGATTACGCCTCTTAATCATTTTCTAAAGAAGAATTTCAATGTATCGTTGGTAAACTTCTTAAAGAAAACAAAACGCGGAAAAGATTATATTGATTCTTATGAACGGGATGTTATTTCCGGTCTAAAAATTAAGGAAAATCTCCACAATAGACTATACACTGGGGCGATTGTTGGCCACATTCATCATCTCAATCATAGAATTATTGATGATTATCAGTATTTCTGCTGTGGAGATTGGGTCGATACGTGTAGCGCAGTTTTAGAGAAGGACGGAATTTATACCACCCGCACGTTCGGGACTTGACAAAATGGAGGAACTATGCTAGGGTATTACCGACCTCAAGAGCAGCCCGTCCCCGAGAAAGTAAACAATAAACGTCTTAAACTTTTGATTCAAAATTTAGAGAATATTGTTGAACTTCTTAAAGATGAGGTTTGTGTTGAGGAAGAAGAAACGAATATTGTTCGTTTTGAAGATATGATACAAAAGATACAAGACGAATATGAAGACCCCGAATACCAAGAGGAAGACTAATGGCTTATGATTTAACCCCGTTTGAAAAGGATATGGCGGCTTTTGCCGATAGAATTGAAATTATTGTGGGCCTGGAGATTGGCGATAAGATGACCGCAGAAGAAGCCTATCAAGAGATTAAACTATTGATGAAGGACCTAAAAAAATCACGTAAGAAAGCAAAAGGAGAGCAAGAGAATGAGCAGGCCAGTTAAAGCGGAAGACCTTCTACTCCTAGATCCAAGATTAGAAGTTGTGATGCTACAATGCTATCCAATTCCAGAACAGGTTGTATGGCAAGCGGGTAAAAATGATTACTCGGAAGTTCCTATTCATCAAGTTGAAACTCCTACTCCTCAGAAATGTGGTGAATGGATCGTTGAACAACTTCTCGCTAATGATCGCGGTCACTTTGGATGCTTAGAGCATCCGCAGATTACGTTTTCTTGTGCCGGGTTTGTGCATAATGTTATGGTTCAAGGTAGAACTCATCGCATCGGAACTACTTGGGATGTTCAGTCTCAGCGTTATACCGGGAAGCGGGTTTTAAAAGTTGCTAGCGGAGAATTAGATGTAGAAGACGTTTTTTATGTTCGTCCAGTTGGCTTCTATGCCAATCGTAAGGGTAAAAAGTATGAATGGACAGAGGAAGATAGATTAGACGAATTTAATTATATCTTAGAAAGCTGTAAACGTTATACCGCAAAGTATGAGAGGGGAATGTGTGAAGAACACATTAGAGATTACCTTACCCAGGCTATTCGCCAAAATTTTGTAGTTTCATTTAATCTTCGTTCGGTTCTACATTTTCTAGACCTAAGAGCCAAACTTGATGCACAACTCGAAATTCAGGCTCTATGTGCCGGCATTGCACCAGAACTACAACGCTGGGCTCCAAATGTTTGGGCTTATTATGAAGAGAAGAGATTCCGTAAAGCTAGGTTAAGCCCGTAACTTTTTGGATAAATAGTCAAGACATTAAGGAGTTATTAGTTGCCGACATACAGATTTGAAAATACAGAAACTGGTGAAATTTTTGAAAAATGGATGCTAATGGATGAAAAGCCAAAGTATCTTGAACAAAATCCCAATCTCAAACCACTCATTCCAACTCAAATAAATGTTGGTGAAGTCGGAGAATGGCGCGAAAAACTAGTTAAAAAGAATCCGGGATGGAATGAGGTTCTACAAAAAGCCTCAAAATCTGCCGGGTCTCAAAATAAAATCAGCAAAATCTAACTCATTTCCTTAAACGAACCTAAATGACTCGTAAAAGACGGACCGCAGACGCACAAGGCTACAATAGGGCACCAAAGAGAAATAAAAGAACAATCAGTTTAGATGTATTGCATAAAATGCATCCACTAACTGATAACCAGGCTAAACTTTTTGATTCATACGAAAGAGGACAAAATATTCTGGCTTATGGTTCTCCTGGAACCGGTAAAACACACGTTCTATTATACAATGCCCTTAAAGATGTTCTTAATGAAAGAACACCTTATGATAAAATTATCATTGTGCGTTCAACTGTTCAATCCCTTGAAATTGGTTTTGTTCCAGGTAATGTCAGCGATAAGATTGCACCATTTGAATCTCCATACAAACATATGGTAAAGTCTATGTTTGACTTGCCAACAGAAGAAGATTTTGAAATGCTATATGGTCTACTTAAGGCCGAAAAAGTTCTAGACTTTATGTGTGTATCTTTTCTTAGAGGAACAACTTATGATAACTGCATACTTATTGTAGATGAGTGCCAGAACCTTAACTATCATCATCTATCAACGGTTATTACTCGTGTTGGTCAAGATAGTAAAATCTTCTTTGCCGGTGATTCTAAGCAATCGGACTTGACAAAAATGAGCGAACGTAAAGGTTTTCTTGATTTTGCTAAAGTTCTTGAACGAATGGAAGAATTTGATTTGGTTCAGTTTGGCATTGAAGATGTGATCCGCTCAGGTTTGGTTCGCAGCTTCCTAATTGCGGAACACGAATACGAGCAGGAAACCGCGACCACTTGACAAATTCGAGAAGATGTGCTAGGGTGTTACCACTCCAGAGCGAGGAAAAATGGGTATCACCCTAAAACAAAAAATAAATAAAATCAAACGTCCGTTATTTGAACATCTAGATTTAAATATCCCAAAAATAGAAAGAGTGACGCTAGACGGCAACCGGTATTATAAAGTTCCAGATTTTGAAGACTATAAAACTTTTATCTCCGTTACATCAGTTACTTCTAATTACTCTAAAGAGAAGATTGCCGAATGGAGAGAAAGAGTTGGTGAAGATGAGGCAAAACGTGTCATCAAGTTTGCAACAACCCTAGGAACTCAATATCACGCTCTTTCTGAGTCATACTTTAAAAACGAAGACATTCCTGAAAAGTCTGCCCTCGCTAAGTTTTTATTCAACAATGCTCTTTCTACCTTCAATAGAATTGGAAAGATTCATACAATTGAGGTTCCTCTTTATTCTTTTGATTGGGAACTTGCTGGAACTCCAGATATGATTGCAGAGTTTGATGGAGTTCTTAGTGTTATTGACCATAAGACTTCTGTGGAGCCCAAAAAATTAG